CATATTCTTCCGCTGTATGAACCACACCCAGTTTATGCGCATTATATTCTTTTTCAGAATGTACGATCCCCAGATCTACGCCTTTTTTCTTTTTCTTTGATGCCATAACTGCTTTTCTCCTTTAATACTTTCTTTTCCATTGGCCAGTCTTTGCATCATATTCCCAGTTCGCATTTTTCGCGCTTGTATCTGCCCTTACGCTTGATTCGATCTTCGTTTTTGTTTCGATTGAAGGTTTCGTCACCCGTCCCGCGTTCTTCGGCAGGTCCTTATCAGATACCCGGTTATAGTTCCCGTTTTTGTCCGTCACCAGGTTTCCGTCTGTATCTACTTCGTACCAGTTGCCGTCAATACCCTGCACATAATTCTTACTGCTACCTCCTCCGCCGCCCTTCTTGATCTGCGCCATCAGTTTCGCCGCGTCCTCCGCGCTTAACCCGGCCTGCTGCAGCAGCGCTTCGGACGGCATCTGGCCCATCTGCAGGATGGACAGCGCATACTCCGCCGCATACTTCTGCTGCGCGCTCATCTTGTCCCAATCAAGGTTTGCGTCAAACTGCCGGATATTCTCCGCCATCTGTGCATCAAACTGGTACTGCTGTTCCGCCCTGCTCGCCGCGTCCTGATACTGCCCGTAATCGAAATTTCTTTCTGTATCATACCTGCCCGCCGCATAGTCCCGGTCCGCCTGCCATGCGGCAAGCTGGTCCTGATACTGCCCGTAATCAAATCCGCGCTCCGTATCATACCTGCCCGTCAGGTAATCCCGTTCTTTCTCCCAATCCCCCACGGTGTCCCGGTATCTGCCGTAATCGCTTTCGTCCGCGCCGGCCAGCACGTTGTACTGGTTATACTGGTCCGCCCGCTGATCCTGGTACTGCTGATACGCCCTGTCCCGCAGGTCCATTCCCTTGTCGTACAGGTCCAGCAAATACTGGTCATACGTCTGGTTCGCCACCTGCTGGCCGTATGAATTGCCGTATCCGCCGGTCAGCGCCGCGGCCTGCCCCATCACGTTCGCCGCTGCCTGCTTTCCCTTCTGCGTATAGTTGTCCGCATAGTATTTAAACAATTCATCCCCGTTGAACTCATACTTGAACTCCTGCGGGTTCTGGATCTGCTGCAGGATGCTGTCCAGCTGCGGTCCGTACTTGCTGGTATAGCTGGCCGGTTTCGCCGCCTGGTTCTGCTGAAGCGCCTGCTGTGCCTGCTGCACCTGCTGCGCAGGCGTATACGCCGCCGGTTTCTGTGCCGCCGTCTGCTGCATCTGCTGCTGCGCCTGCGTCACCTGCTGCGAAGGCTGATATTTCTTTACCGCGTCCTGATCCCTTGTTACTGCCATTTCCCCGTCCTCCTTTTACTCCGCCGTCCTGTGGTCATATGATTCCGACTTGATCACAAATCCGTCCCCGCGTATCAGCGTCACTGTATGTACCGGCACCTGCGACATGGCCGCCGCTGCCAGCAGTGTGTGATACTGCGCTTCCGCCTGCAGTTCGTCCGTAAACGCATAAGGCAGCGCCGCGCCGCTGATCCCGTTGTCCTGCAGTTCGATTACGAAAAATATCATCTTTCCTTCCTCCTTATGCGATCTTCACATATTTGATACCCGGATATGTCACGTTCAGCGCTCCGCCGCTGTTCTGTCTTGCGTTCAGATAGATCTTTGTGCTGTTCGCTGTGATCTTTACAGCCCAGCATAGCTGAATCTGCGTAATTCCGCTGCTGCTTGCGCCTACGCTGAAAACTGAATACCGATCATAACTTGTTCCCGTTGATGTATCCGCGAATATCAGGCGCCTGTATCCTGTTGAGTTCTCCGCAAATGTCGCAGTACCAAACAGGATATAGGTACCGATGTTCAGCGTCACGCTGCCCAGGTTCGTTACCGTATTGTTTGCGACGCTTTTGTCGCTCAGGCTGCTGTTGGATAGCGACGGCGTAAATATCTTTCCGTCCACTTCGTCGATCGCGTCCTTCAGCGCCTTTCCCTGCCGGGCATCCAGTACGGATCCGCTGGCCGTCGTCGTCAGGTTGTTTGCCGTCTTGACCGTCTTTTTCGTTGGGCTGATTACGCCCTGTGCGTTCTGTGAAATGGTATCTATAAATGTGATTGACGTTCCGCTTGCCGTCGGATCTGATACGGCCGTCTGCGTATTCTTTTTCCCGCTGATCGCTGTGTTCAGCGCCTTACCCTGCGCCGCGCTCAATGCGTCCGTTATGCTGTCGCTGTTCAGCACGTTCAGGATCTTTCCCTCAATAATGCTTTTGATCAGGTCCTCGATCTTGTCGTCCCCGATCCATACCTGCGCGTCGCCGCTGATCTCCACGTTCGCGTTCTTACCCGTCGGGATCGTCTTGTTCGCGGCTTTCATCATGCCCAGTTTCTTTCCGTCCGCTGAAACGTACAGGATGAACTTTGCGCTCCGCAGTTTCGCCTGCAGCGTCACGCTTTCAAACGCATCTTCCAGCGTCACCTGTATGGTGTATTCCTGCTGCGCGGAGAACGTCTGCCGGCTGCCCGGCAGGATGTTCCCGCTGTCCGCGCTGATCACTTCGCTGCTGCCCTGGCTCGTCAGCGTCACCGTCAGGCTGTTGCTCCCGATCGCGGAAAACGCCTTGCTCAATTCATACTTTGCGTAGATGCCGGTATCGTCGTCCTGTTCCGCAAGGTCCACGCGCTTCACCGTCAGGATGCCGTCCGGCTGGTTGTACGCTGTGACCGTGATGTTCACCGTTTCGCTGGCCGTTCTGCCCCTGCTGTCCGTCGCCGTTACCCTGATCTGCGCCGTCCCTGCCTGCAGCAACAGTCCGCTTGTAAAATCAATGCTCGCGCCGCTCACCGTCGCGCTGTATGCTCCGCCGGAATAGCCGATCAGTTCCGCTTTCATCGTTACAATGGTTGCGCTCAGCTGCGTCGTCGCGCTTCCCTGCACTCGCACGCCGCAGTGTTTCTGAACATAGTAATCGCCCACGTCCGCATACGTCACGCCGCCGATCGTCCGCGCAATGCTGGTCGTCACCGTCCCCAGCGCCGGTACCGCGCTGGCCGGCACCGCATAGGTCAGGCTGCTGATGGTGTAGGTTCCGATCTTTGTGCTGCCGCTGTACGTTTCAACGATCAGCGTTCCGCCTGTTTTCGTCGCCGCGTTCGGGATATAGTTGCTCCACGATTCCGGGATGGAGATGTTCACGCTGGTCACGCCGGCCGCCACGCTTACCAGGCTTGTTTCCATGTTCGTCCCGAATGATAACTTGTATTTGTGCGTATAGGCGCTGCTTTCGCTGGCGATCGTCAGTTTCGCCGTTCCTCCGCCGGTCAGCGTCGTTTTGTCCAGCGTCGCCGTACTGCGTTTCAGGTACTTCGCCGTCACCGTCACGTTCTGCGCCGGCATGCTGAAACTGCCGCCGCTGATGGTCAGCGCCGGGCTGGTCGTCCATTCCTTGAAGTAATACCCGGTCGCCGGCGTCTGGCTGATCGCCACGCTGTCGCCGTAATTTGCCGTCGCCGGCGCCGTAACGGTACCCGCGCCGGACGGGGAAACCTTCTTCGTGATCGTATAGTCTTTCTTTTTGAACGTTGCCGTGATCGTGATGGCGGACGACGGCATCGTAAACTTGTTCCCGCTGATCGTCACCGACGGGCTGCTGGTCAGCGTATTCAGTTCGTATCCGGTCGCCGGCGTCGGCGTCAGGGTAATGGTCGTCCCGGGCGCCGCGCTGCTCTTGTTCGCCGTCAGCGTTCCATGCCCGCCGCTCACCTGGCAGGTGATCGCCAGCGCCACGCTGGCCGTCGGGATCGTAATGGCCGTCCGGTTCCGGAAATAGCACCGGTTCATCGCCAGTTCCGTACCGGTCGCCTTGATATATAATGCCTTGCCTGCCAGCCCTGTCGCGCCGCTGATGCTCATCGTCGGCAGCGTCCATAGGTTGCTGTTCCCCGGAATCGTCAGGTCGCAGATCTTTATCGCGTTGTTCCCCGCGCTGTCGCAGAGGTAAAGCGAAAGAACCTGTGCGTCCACATGTCCGTTATGGAAATAACAGGTCGTTTGCGAAACGTCGTCAAACGTGATCGTCCCGTTCGGGTATGTGTTGGCAGGCATAGTGACGCCTAATGAGATAGGCCCGTTTTTGAAATATGTACTTACGCCGCTGCTGCCTAAATACCCTGTCGCCATCTTATCCTCCGCTTCAACCGCTGATCAGGCCCATACTGCCGTCCGAAAGGATCGTCCAGGTATGGTTCCCCATCTTCATTGATTTGGTTACTTCTCCCTGTGCAAAATGAAAAACGTTGTCCGTGATCCACGCCAGTTTCGTTTCGCCCTGCCAGAACGCCAGTTCGTCCATCGTGAACGTCGCGGTTTTTCTGGCATTGTTCAGATACGGATTCCCTTCTATGTCATACGACGTTACGTTTTCGCCTATCGCTATGCCATATTTCCCGTTCACTTCGTCGATCAGCCCGGAAAATATGTATTGATCAATTCTGCGCTGGAACCCTTCCGCCGCGTCCTGCACGCTCTGGATCCGCTCATCGTAATGGTATTCCTGCAGCACGCCCTGCGCCGTTGCCGTGATGGTGCTTTCCAGGTTTCTTTCGTATTCCCCGAACTCGTCGCTCAATGCTTCGTATTCGTCCTGCAGGTGTGCCCGGATCTCGTCCATCTCATGCCGCACGACTTCCGCCGTCTTGACGATCAGGCTTTTCAGGCTGGCCGCCTGCTCCGTCTGTGCCGTTTCCGCCTTGCGTATCTCCTTCTGCGTCGCCGGCGTCATCTGGTCTATCGATATGGTCATCAGCGCGTTGTTCAGTTTGTCGCTCATGGTCATCAGGTATTGATACACCTGCCGCAGCTGGTCCTTTTCCTGCCCCTGCAGGATCGGCGGATTGTCAAAGAACACTTCAGATGCCATCGCCGCCCACCTCCATAATGCGGCTCAAATCATACAGTTCCATATCCCCATGCCCGGTCAGTTTCACCCGCATATGGTCGCAGCGCTTCGGTACCACCGGCAGGATAAACGTCCGCAGTTTTTGCCCGCTCCGCTCGCCCATAAACTCATAGGCGTCGTTGTCGTCATATTTGATCCATAGCCGCACCCAGGCGTTTTCCGCCAGCCGGCCGCGGATCTTGAACATGGAAAGGTACTTCGCGTTCCGTACCCTCCGCGGGTCGTCGTATCCGCTGCTCTGCTGATAGTTCACGCCCACCAGCCCGAACTCCGCCACCCAGTCCAGCGCGCTTTCCTCCGTTCCCACGCTGCCGCATACTGAAACCAGCGTATTGTCCAGTTCGTCTATATAGAACAGTTCGTCGTCCACGGTGCCGAACCCCAGCGCCATCACGTTGTCCTCTTTCCACCAGTTCCCGTACTTTGTGTCATAGACAAACATGTGCCAGTATTCGTATCTGTCCATCATGCTGATGTAATATTTCTCGCCCAGCACGCCCGCCCGGGCGTCCGCATACAGCACGTCGCCCAGCTGGTCGCTCACCTGCACCGGCATATTTCCGTCGTATACCATCACGCCCGTCCGCGCCTTGTAATAGATGTTCTCGCCCACCACCTGCAGGCTTCGCCAGCACCCGCGCTGCACGCCCCGCGCCATCGTCGTCTGGATGGTGAAACTTTCCGGCGCATAACCTGATACCCTGTGTATGCAGTTCTCTTTGAAGAACACCGGATACCCGCGCTGTGTGATCACGCCCGTAAACGCGCCGTCCGTTCCCACGCTGGCCGTATAGCTGTCTGTCGAAAGGCCCATATAACAATTCCAGTTCCGGAAATCCCCCAGCTTGCTGGCCTTGATCTCGTTCATCACCACGCCGTTTACAAGCCCGTACTTGCATCCCCATAGCCGGTTGTTACTCTCGCACACGAAATCAAGGTCCGGGATCGTCATGTCCGCTTTCACGTCGCCGGCCGCCAGCGCTTCCTGCGCCTGGCTGATCAGCCCCGCGACGACGATATAATCTTCACCAGCGAAATATACAATTTTGCTGCCGTTCAGCGCTTCCACCTGCGCCGCGATCCGTTCCGTCGCCCCGTCCGGCGCCGCCAGCCCGCTTACTTCCACCACGTCGTATTCCTTCAGCCCGCTGCCGATCCCCGTCGCGCCGATCTTCACGAACGTCGTCGCCACTTCCACCCATTCGTCCAGCACCGCGCTGTACTGCCGCAGCACGTCGTTCTCTGTGCTTTCGTCCAGCCACATATCCCCGTTTTCCGGATCCGCCGGCGGATTGACGCCCGTTGCGATACTGCTCATGTCATAGTTCGTTCCGTCTCCCCGGCACATGATCAGGTTCACGTCCGTTCCGTCCGCCGTAAACGTTTTTTCCATGCTGCCGTATTCGGCCATGTTCGCCGTATTGAAAAAAACTTTGTCCGGCCAGATGCACACATACGCGCCCATCGAAACGATCTTTTTCGGCTGCATCGCGGGATCCGCGCTTAACGTCAGGCCCGTTACTTCCAGAAAATCGTAATAGACTTTCGTTCCCCGCACGAACACCAGCTGATCCCTTCCATGGATCCCCGTCAGCGGAACAGGCATTTCCCCCTGAACATCATAACTGCTGATCCCGCGTTTCTTCCGCAGGGTCAGCACCGGATACCGGTCGCCGGAAAGGTTCGTCATGTCGAACATTTCCCCGTCCGCGATTATGTCGTTATGGTTGTATCCCCGGAACGCGCTGGTCATCAGCGTTGTTTTCGCCCCGGGCGTCAGTTGCGGCTGCTTTCTCATTCCTGCCGTCCTCCTTACACCCGGAACCACGGACGCGACGGCAGCGGCATCCTCGTCCGCGTCCACCAGTCGCTCATGGTGTCATAGGCGTTTTCGAATAAGGCCCGGTCGTTGTTGTACTTGTCGATCTCCTGGTTCAGCAGGTCGATCTTGCTCATCAGCCAATATAGATACAGCATGCTGTACGGATCCGGAACCAGCAGTTCCCGGTCGTCGCCGCTGTCGCTTTCTTCTTCCGTTTCTTCTTCGCTTTCCTGTTCCTCCGCGTCCGCCGCTTCTTCCTCCGCGGTCGTCACGTAAACCGGCAGCACTTCTTCTTCCGGCGTATGCACATGTTTCAGCAAAATCTCTTTATAAATAAGCTGGTCGATCTCCTGCAGGAAAAGCACCTTCGTTGCCACCGGCATCATGTTCGGTTTCATCACATCGGCCATGTCGATCGCTTGCTGTATCGTCATTTTGCTGTTCTCCTTTTCTTAAAAAATGCAGGCGGGAAAAGCACCTTCCCGCCTTCCCGCCTGCACCTGCTCATTGTTCCTTGTGCGGATTCGTGATCGGATCGTACACCTGGATCTGCGTATCCGCGAACTGCTGCGCGAATCTGTCCGCTTTCAGCGCGTTCATCAGCGCTTCTGCAAACGGCAGTTTCATTTCCTGGTACTGGTTGTTCGCCGGCAGCTGGACGCTGCGGCCGTTCACGCAAAGCCAGTATGACTTTTCCGTCGTATCCCTGCGTTCCGGCACCCGCACGCTTACCTTCACCGTCCACGGATCCACGCCCGCCGCGATCGCGTCTGCGCTCGCTTTGGCCACCACGTCCGCGTCCCGGCCTTTCCGGTATCCTTCGTTCTGCTGCTGTAAAGCAGCCAGCTGCGCTTTGAGTTTTGCGATCTCCGCGTCCTTGTCCGCGGCCGGCGCTTCGCTTTTCATGTCCGCCTGTTCCAGTTCCAGTTCTTCCGGCGCTTTCGTTTCGGCGTTCTTTTTCGTTGCCATATTCAGTTTCCTTCCTGCCCATTGGCGGGCGATTCCGTCTGTGGTTTAGATCTTGATCAGGGTCCCGGCTTTCACCAGTTCAGCCACGATCTCGCTGTTCAGCGTCACGGCCGATCCGTCACCGGTCACGCCGACGATGGCGCCATTCGGTCCCTTTTCCAGCGTCAGGTTCCGCTGCAGGTGCGTCTTGCTGCCGTTCACCCATACGTCGCAGTTCTCCACGATCTTATAGACGTTGTTTCCCTTCGTCTTGATCACGATCACGACGTCCGCGGTCCCCATCACGAACTTCTTCGTCGACGGATCCACCGTCACGCCGCCCTTCACCACGTCGTACTTGTCGATCTCTTTCCCGCTGGCCAGCGTCACGGTCAGGGTCACTTCCGCGTTCGCCTGCACGTCGCTGCTGCTGCTGGCGCTCGCGGAACTTACGCCGGCGTCACCGATCACCGTTACGCTGTGTCCGCCTGCGAAAAGCTGCAGGTTCATTTCATGCTTCATGGTCTTTCTCCTTTCTGTCGGGGATACCCGGGCAGCGCTGCGCCGCCCGGGTTCCTTCTGATTCATCAGGCTGCTTCGTAGAAGTCAAGGCCCAGGTTATCTTCCTCTGTGGAAGAAAAGCTGGAACCGGACCAGATCGCTAGCATCCGCTCCTGATACAGGATCTTGCAGGCCATCTCGCCCTTCACGCCCACGGTGCCGAACTGGTTCAGCGGTCCGCCGATCTCATCTTCATTCTTGATGATCATCTGCATGTTGCCGCCTTCCGGATCGACGATCGCAAAGGCGTCCTTTGCGAATACCAGCGTCTTGAAGGTCGCGTAGCTCTGTCCTTCGCTCTTGATCACCGGCGCCAGGTTGCTTTCGATGAAGCGGATCCCATGCATCCGGCCGATCTCGCCCGTATAGATTTCTTCCGGCGCCGCATACTTGTGCGCTTCGATCCATCCGTTCGGGTCCTTCATCCGGATATCATAGGCAATATCAGGATGGACAACCGCTACAAGGTACTGCCCCTGATATTTCTTGCCCTTCGCCGTCTTGTACAGCTGCGTGCTTGCCTTCGCCAGCACGTCGCTTGTCACGTTGCAGGTATAGCTGGCCAGCGCGGTCTGCAGGGCCGCTTCGCTGGACGGCGTGCTGACATAGGTCGTGCCGTTATAGGCGTCCGCGAACAGGATATTGGTGCAGCCGATCAGGGTATTCCGGATCAGTTCTTCCTGCGTCAGCGCATAGCTGGCAGCCAGTTCTTCCTCCGCGCCCAGCACGATCGGATGGACGCCATGCTTCTTGCTCAGGTCGCTGATGGTGACGTAATCGCCATACTGCGCCAGGGAAACGGTGATGGCCACAATACCCATCTTCTTGCCGGTCGGGATCACGCCTTCCTTCAGCTTGCCGATCCGTCCGAGGGTCTGCCACCGGGTCCATTCAATGCTGGTACCATGGTTCGCCGGCAGCGTCTGCTTCATACCCAGCTGGCCATAGATCATCTGGTCGCGGGTATTGTCCAGCATTTCGGTTTCGTAAAAGGTCTTATCCAGCGGTCCCAGGTCGGTACTGCCGGGAGTAAATGGTGTGGTTTCGCCCGTATAGGCGTTCACATAAAAGGGCATCGCATTGACAACGGTGCCGGCTTCCGCAAACCACTGCAGAAGCATCACATGCTTTCTCATGTCGTGTTTCTCCTTTCAAATGATACTGGTCCGTGTTTCTTCACGTATTCAATGATCTTTTTGCGTTCCTCCCGCGGTAATGCCGCGGGATTCAGCGCCGGTTCTGCCGCCGCCTGGTTCCGTCCGTTCATGGCGCCTTCCGCCGGCCGCGCCCGCTGCGCCTGCAGCGTCTGGCCCATCTGTGTCTGCGCCCTTTGCATGCCGTAACTCATCATCTGCGGCATCAGGTCGCGTCCATGGATCGCGTAATACGCCTGTTCCACGGTCATCCCCATCTGCGGGCTGGTCATCTGGCGGAACTGCTCGTTCTCCATCTCTTTGAAAAAATCAAAATCGGGGAACAAGTTCTTCAGTTCTTCGCCCTGGCGCATCAGGCCGTCAATGTGCGCCCGGAGTTGCGCGCTTTCTTCCTGCCGCTGCAGCTGTGCCTGCGCAGCGTCCCGCTCCGCCTGCATCCTGTTGAACTGCTTGTATGCTTCGACGGGCATCCCCAGTTCCTCCGCCTTGTTTTCAAGGTCTGGGTCCTCGTCCTCGATCATCGTCTGCAGTTCTTCAAGGCTTTCCGCGCCGGTCTTTCTCATCAGCACGTCCAGCATCGGCTGCATCGCCGTCAGTTTTGCGGTCGCGTCCTCCTGGTTCTTGAATCTTTCCCTGATGGCCTTTTGCTGGTCGCGGCCGAACAGTTCCTTGAACTCTCCCTTTTTTGCCGCTTCCCATCTTGCTTCCAGATCGTCCGGCTGGTTTTCCTGGCTCGCCGCGGGTTCATTCCCCTGCGGCACCGGCTGCGCCGTCTGCGCCTGCGTCCGCTGTTGGCCATACACCTTCCGCAGTTCCGGATGCCTGTTCATCTGCCGGTTCAGCGCTGCAGCGACCCGCGCGTCAGTGACCTGTGTCCCGTCGCCCAGCGTATCGCCTACGCGGACGTCCCCGGTCAGTTCACCTGTTTCTGCTGCTGTGCCTGCTTCTGCCCCTCCGCCCATTGGTGCCGCAACTCCGGCGCCTTCTTCAGCGAAAAGCTGCAATAGCATGCTGTGTTTATTCATCTGGTTTCTCCCTTCTGTCCTTACGGTGGACGATCCCTTATGGTTATTATTTCATGTCCTGCTCATTTTTTGCAGGTACACGTTTAACCCTTGCGTTAATCCGGCCGGCTGGCGTTCGCGCTGCGCTCCGCCGCCCTGCGCACGATCTGGTTTTCCCTTGCGTCATGCGGCGCTGCCGTCACGTCGTCCGGCGCCTGGCCGATCCGCCCCTGCGCCGGCGCTCCGCCGCCGATCATCAGCCCCGCGTCCGCGCTTACGCCCTGCAGCACCATCGCAAGCTGCTGCGCCACCGCGGGATCCGTCCGCTGCGCCAGCTCCATCGCGATCTGTGCCACCTTCATCAGCGTATCCCGCAGCGTTCCCTGCTCGATCAGTTTCCGCTTCAGTTCGTCCTTCCCCTTGAACTCCATCATATCCAGCAGGATCAGCGCCTGGTCCGTCATCTGCGGGTTGAACAGCCCCATTCCCCAGAACTGCACGCCCAGTTCGTTCATCGCCATCTGTGTATACGGGCTTTCCCGCTGCGCCCTTACGTCAATGTCGAACACCGGCAGCCGCAGGCCCGGTTCCTGTCCGTTGAAGTTCTCCACCTGCTGCATCTGCAGCCCCGCGTTGTTGTACTGGATAAACTCCTCCTGCATGTTTTCCTTCCCGACGATCCGGAACTGCCGCGGGATCGGATAGAACTGCCGGATCCGCTCGATCACCTTGTTCACGATCTTCACGTATGCCCGGTAACTGCTCCGGTTGCTGTCCTTGCTGCTCCGTCCGCTGTCCTCCTTCAGCGCCGCGATCGCGCTGGCCGCCGTCACGCCGGAAGGAACGCCGCCATTGTTAATGTCCTGGTTTCCGGTTATGAACTTGATCGCTTCGATCTTGTGCTGCAGCATGTTCATCGCCGCGTTGCCCATCTCCGGCACTTCCACCGGCCGCAAACTGTCCGTTCCCAGGTTCCCGCCCGTATGCACGATCGGTTTCCGCCAGTCGATAAACTCATCCTCGTTGATGCTGCCGTCCTTCCGCTCAAAATACCGCGGGATCGCATGCATCAGCGCGTTGATGGTCATCGCGTCGTCCAGCAGGTCCAGACCCACCTGCTCGCCCACGCCTATGTCGATATATCCGTAACCCGCAGGCGATCCTTCCACCGGGAACAGCGGATCCAGCACGAACGGATATTCCCCGTCATGATAATAGCCCAGCGCCAGGTCTGCCGCCTGCGGATCTTCCTGCTGCGCCATTTCTTCGCTGCTGTACAGGCAGTTCTCCCCGACGAACTTGCAGTAATGCAGGATGGTCTTTCCGTTGACCCATTTCTTGTAATACCAGTCGACGACCACGGCCTTATTCTGCATGTCGATACTGTCGTCCGTCTTGTATTTGTCCACGAACAATTTCATGTTCGCGGCCTGCCCTTCCAGCTGCGGATACATCGCCTGCAGTTCGTCGATATCCTCATACGTCGCATAGAAAACGTTCCTGCTGTCCTCTATGTCCTTCACGCCCGGTTCCCAGTACAGATTCAGCAGGTTGATCTTTTTGATATTGATGTCGCCCAGCCCATTCAGCTTGCCGTTATCCCAGAAAACGCCGTATCCCGCCGTTCCTTCCTGCAGTTTTTGCCATTGGGCGTCGCTGTACGTTTCCTCAAACCCGTTCATTTTCAGCACCACCGGGATAATGCTGCTCAACTTTTTCGCTTCTGCCTTGTCGTCCTCCGCCCGCGGAAGAATGATCGGTTCTGGATATGAGTCCATCATATCCGCATGCTTGCCGACGATCGCGTTCCATAGCCAGCCGGTGCTTTTCGGTTTCGCGTCTGTGCTTTTATGGCCGTACTGCAGTTTGATCTGCTGCCAGTTGTTCAGTTTCCACCACTCCTGCGCGTTGATGATCCGCCGGTTCACGCTGGCTTTTCCCGCCCTGTACCGCAGCAGCGTATTCATCGCGCTGTTCAGGCGTTCTTTCGTCATGATCCGGCCGCCGGCGTTCTCCCCGGGAACGCTCTGCCCCTTCAGTTCCAGCAGGCTTTCCGCGCCCATTTTCTGCCCCAGCAGGAAAGCGTCGTGTTCCTCCGCGCTCATCCCCTGCTGCATGTGTTCCAGGTCGCCGTCCTGCAGCTGGTTTCTCTGCAGCGGATACCGGCCATGCTGCCCGTCGTATCCTCCGCCCTGCACCGGCTTCGCCTGCCGCTGCATTTCCTCCGCCGCGCCCACCGGCCGCTGCCCCCGCATCCGTTCCCGGATCCCGTCAAGTATTGCCATCCTTCTGTACCTCCCTGATCTCAATGTTCTTTGGGTATTGTGCCGCCATGTCCTTCAGGCCCGTCACGGCCATATGAAAGTAATTCTTCGTGTTCCGGTAATACGCGCTCATCGGCATCGCCTGCAGCTGGATCTCCCCGGGTTTCATGTACCATTCCAGTTCGATCCTTCCCGCTTCTTCCTCGTCCGTCAGCACGTTCAGCAGCGCCTGCGTCAGTACGCTGATCCCCGCGCAGATAATGTCGTTTCCTGCCGTTCCTCCGCCCGCATGCCCTTTTGCTCTCAGGTAAAATGCTTTCTCGTCGTATTCGATCTGCGTCATCTTTCCCTCCCGAACATATCCAGCGGATCGCTGCCGTACATCGGTTTGTATTCCGGTTCCGGCACAAACGGTTTCACCAAATTCGCCTGGCAAACATAGCGCCACATGTCCGCGATATGGTCCTCCGCCTGGCTGTTGCAATCCTCCACGTTCCGGTCGTCATGCTGCAGCAGCGGGATCGTCCGGATAAACTCTTTGCAGGTATTGAACACCTGGAACCGCGGCCGTCCGTATTCGTTGAACTGTAACCGGTACCTGCACTGCATCCAGCCCGCCAGCCGCGTATTGTCCCCCGGCAGGAAGTACACCCCGCAATCCATTCCTGTATCCGCGATGCTGGTCCCCGTCTGGCTTTGGAAGATCGCCGGGTCCGCAATCCCGATAATCTGTTTCCCCTTCAGCACCGGATCCGTTTCCTCGATCTCGCGGATCGTCTGGAAAACCCGTTCCGGCGGCCATTGCACGCCCACGTCCGGCATGCTGTCGTTCCCGCTTTTCTGCACGCCATACAGTTCCTTGAAGTGATACAGGATCCCGTCGTATTCGTCACTCAATGCGAACCAGCCCACCGAAAACGGACGGAAGAAACCCCAGTCCAGCCCGCGGAAAATCTTCCAGTGCGGACGGATCTCAATCGGGTCGATCACATGCGTCCACAGTCCGTCCTCATAGTGGTCCGGCGCATTCACGAACTCAGGAAAATAAGATCCCTGGTATATGTTCCAGTCCCCGTCCAGCCAGGCTTTCCGGATCGTCACCGGCAGGTTCTTCAGAAAACTGATGTACTCCGGGCTGTACTGCTGCAGCACCTTGTTGTCCGTCACCCGCGCCTGCACAAAACTGTAATCCTCCGGATTTTCTTCGTCCGTAAACAGCCGGTCCACGAACAGCCGCTTGATGTACGCATGCCCCGGCCCTCCCGGGTTGCAGGAATAGAAAACCCTGTGCGGGAAATCGTCCACGCCGCGGCAGCTGGCCGCGATCTTTTTGATCCATTCCTCCTTTAGTTGTGTTGCTTCCTCCAAAAAAATTTCCTGATACTCAATTCCCTGCATATGGTCAGCATCGTTATCGCAATCGCAGTATGCAAACTGGATCGTCGCGCCGTTCTTGAAGTAAAAGCATTTTTCATTCGCGTTGTACGTCGCAAACCCTTTCGTCATCAGCTTCAGCGGTTCAAGATGGTTCAGCATCAGGTCCTTCAGCGTCCGCCGGATAAAGCAGATCCGGATCCCGCTGCTCCATTCGTCTTTCCGGCCGTACCGCATCGCATCCATCACGGCCTGCTCCCGCATCACCCAGCTTTTGCCGCCGCCCCGGGCGCCGCCGTATGCGGTATGCCGCGTTGTGCTTTGCATGAAAAGGTACTGTTTCCGGTTCGGATAGATATGCCGTTCCCGCGGTTCATTCATCGCCGGCACCTTCTTCCTCCGCCGGTTCCTCCGCCGGTTCATGCACCACCACCATCAGCGGTCCGGTATTCCCGTCCGGTCCCTTCGCCTTTTCCTTTTCCAGCTTCAGCTGCTCCTTCCACTTCTTCGCCGCGAACTTCTGGTCCATGTTCGGGATCCGGTACAAATCCCGCTGCGTTTCCGTCGCCGTTTTCAGCGCTTTGGCAAAACTTTCGGCGTTTCGCATAGTTCCCTGCACGTCTGTCAACCAGTGTGTCGGCCTTTTCTGGATGTTCTGCGCCATGGAAACGAGCCCGTCCAGCAGCATTTCGTTCGCTTCGATCAGTTTTTCAAGATGGTTCACGCGCGCACGCACGACGCGCTCGCGCAGTCTGTCCTCTGTTTCTTCCCTGATTTTTCCCTTCTCTTTTTTCCACCCTTCATTAGATGCGCGGTTTTGAATTGTTTTCAGTTTCACGCCGTACTTTTCCGCCAGTTCCTTCTGCGTGATCCCGCCCTTCAACCATTCCGCGCGGATCTTTGTCCACGGTATGCTCATATTCTGTTCCCCCCTGCCCGTCAATGGTGGGCGATCCCATGCTTTTATTGTTCCATGCTTTGCGCTTTTTTTGCAGGTACAGCAAAAGGACCGGCGTCCTGCCGGTCCCAATGCCTGCCCAATGGCAACCCAATGCCTACCCATTGGCCGCCCATTGGTTGTCATTCTTCCAGATATTCGTCGTCGCTGGTCGCTCCGTACATTTCCTCTGTTTCCGCTTTCATCTTCGCATACGTTTCCCGCAGTTCCTTCCGTATTTCTTCTTCGGTGTAATAATCTTCTTCGCTTTTCACGCAGAAAAAGATCCGGTAATGAAAGCCCTTGATCCCGTCCGTATCCTGCACCCGTTCTTCATTGATCCCCCAGAACAGCGTCCCGTTCACCAGCGGTTTTTTCTTCTGTTCCTGCTCCGCCTGGATCCTGTGCAGGTCGTCCATCAGTTTCAGCACGCTTTCCCCGATCGCCGCGATCCGCTGCTTTCGCCCCGTCCGGCAGTAGCTTTCCGCCTGCCGGCCGATCTCCTGCCGCCGCTGCCGCAGCCGCTTCTCATACCGTTTCAGTTCGCGCTGGTCCTGTTTGATCTTTTGCCTTTTGTTCATGTTGTTCCTCCTTCCGCATCACTGCCCGTATATACACACCGTCGACCACATCACTGAACAGCACTTGCCAGCTTTCAAGCGTATAGCCCGGGTATGTCCGTTCCATGATCTCTTTTCCTTCCACGCCGAAACAGAGCGCCGCCCGCTTCACCTTCCGGTTCGAAAGTTTGCAATCGCTCGCATGTTCCTTCGGTTCCTTCAGGTTCCTGCTGCCGCTCCACATATGGTATCCCTGCCGCTCGCCGTTGTCCCGCGCTTTTTCGTTCTGCCGGTAAAGGTAATTTGCCATGCCCTGCAGCCCGCCGCCCTGCTTCTGCAGGCGGATCGTGTTTGCGTATCCTTTTCCCCACATTTTTTCCAGTTCGTCCCGGCCGATCCCGCCGTTCATCACGCAGTGGACATGGATCCGCTGCCCCGCGTCATGCCCCACCGCATAAATGTATTTCAGTTTCGCCAGCCCGCGCTTTTCTCTTTGCCGCTTCACCCGGTTCAGGAAGTTGCGGATGTCCTTCCTGCAGCGCTCAATCGTCGGTTCGCTGCCGGCGTATGTCAATGTCACATGAATATCCCTGTCATAACTGAAATTATTTTCCATCAGCAATACCAATCTTCTTTTCGCCCGCTTCGTGTTCAGCTGCGCCTGCCGTTCTTTCGTCAGGTTCAGTTTTTTCTTCTGCGCCGTTTTCTCCATGCTGCGGCCGTAGATCGGATACACTTCCGCTTCCAGTCTGGTTCCCGCCTTGATCGTCCGCGTCCGGTATCCCATCGTTCCGATCCGCATCGCCGTCGCTTCGGTTTTCCAGTAATCCGCCAGCAGGTCCTCCCCCGTTGAAGGGATCACGTCAAACAGCCCTTCAAATTCCCATGCCATTCCGTTTCCCCCTTTCTCCGGTGAACGCGGGGAGAGTGCTGCGCACCCTCCCCGGACCCCTCCGGCTGCCATCGTCATTTCTTTTGAAGATACCTGAATATCGCTTTCCTGATTTCAGGATTCAATCTTGCCGGTTGTATCTTCAGTTTGCATCTTTCCGATATAGTCACCGACCAGTAAATCCTTTCCGACTTCTTTATCCAATACCGGATCTTTTCGTCTGTGTTCATTTTCTTCTCCATGTGCGAACTTTTAATACTCATTACAAGCCTTTGTTTGCGGATCCCGTCCCGCCGTTCGCAGCGCTGGCCGCTGCCGGGAACCAATCTTGTCAGGAGGAACTGACAATGAAGCGCATCATGCGCTGAGCCAGTGAAAGGATTCGAACCTTCAGCCTGCTGGTTACAAATCAGCTGCACTTCCGTTGTGCTACACCGGCATGAAACCCGGATCGCGGATCCCTGTCCGCCGTTAATCCGGATATAATAGGAAACAATCAGAACATGTTTACTTTGATAATCTGCGCTTTCTTCAGGATCTTCTCCGCTGCAATCTGCAGCAGTTGCACCTGGTCCTTCATGCATACCGGGTCATTCGTCGTCTTGTCAGGATCGTTCCCGCCCAGGATGCCGCCGATGATCGTCGTCAGGATCGCGTCCGCGTCCCACAGCATTTTGTCCGTCACTTCAAGGATCTCTTTCAGTGTGATTTCCTTTCCTTCCATCACCTGTTCCCTTTTCGGTTCATCCCCGTAACTCAGCATTTCCGTTTTCCTCCATTCTTTTCAGTCCAAAGTTTTTTGCGTCCCGGTCAAACTCCGGGCAGTCGATCACCCGGAAACTGTCAAAGGTCTTTTTCCTTGTCGGTTCTGCAGTCCAGCCCTTCACCGGGATAAAGTCCTTCGCCCAGCTGCACCCGTTCCGGATCGCCTTGCTGCAGTCCCAGCACAAACTGTGTTTAGTGTTGTCCATGCTCATGCTCCTTCGCGTATGCAATGGATCTTTCCGCTTCCTCTTTGAAGCGGCCGCTTTCAAAATCCCGTCTGAATTGTTCCGCTTCATCCTTGTTCCTGGTTTCAATGTGGTTGATGATCGTTTTGCAGGTCACGCAGTACAGTGCCTTTCTATGTCCCTGCTCACGAACCCGTCCGCGGTTTCTCAATACCGGGATCCCCTTCCGGCCGCAGTTTATGCACCAGAAATCGCTCATCAGTTCGTTCTTTCGCCTGCTCCCTGCCATCCGTTCCTCCTTTCACAGCACTTTCATCTGCCGCACCACCGGATTCCACAGCATTACGATCCCGCCGGTCCTCCGCGCATAATCCTCCGCCTTTTCCCTGTCCCGCGTCCGCCATGCGTCGTATGGTGAATTGCTCCACCGCAGGTCCCGGCTGTACATGATCCTGCCCACCAGGAACTCGCTGTTCTTACGGATGATCAGGCATGTCTGTTTTCTAATATCACTCATGTGTATTGTCGCCTTTAACTAATTGCTTTTTCGTACTGATGCAAATTCTGTACAATAATCGCTACAGCATCTTTTGCCTTTGCTTTCATAAAAGTGTTGCCGTCCTATTTTCTCTTTGGGATAGCAGAACCCATGTACTTTTACCCATGCACACTTTGAACAATCAAAAGTGTCGCAAAGACCAAAGTCAAGAATAGATAATTGTTTGTCTTTCATGGTGATCACTCTTATCTATAGCGTCATTTGTCACTCTTTCCGCATCGCCCGCAGCAGCATGCTCAGTGTGTCGTTGATCTTGTCCATTTCCATCACGATCCGGTCAACCATTGCCGCCTGGAACCGGTACGCTTTCCCCTGTTCCTCCGGTTCCTTCTGCTTCAGGTCCATGCAGATCTGTCCCGGCACCTGTTCCTCCGCCGGCTGTTCCGCCGGTTTCGGCCAGCGCTTCCATTCTTTCGGATCCTTTATTTCTGCGATCAGTTCCTTCTTCTGCTCCGTCTTTTCCTTTTCTGCCTGCTTCATCTGCTGGTATTTCTCCGCGTCAAATCCGGCCTGCCTGATCTTCTGCACCGTACTTTTGCCGATCCCCAGCAGTTCCGCTGCCATCCCGGTCGTCGCTCCGCCGGCCATCAGGATCCGCGCATGGTTGCAAAGCGCCTGGTCAATGTTCGGCCGCACTTTCGTTTCCATTCTCATTTCCTCCCGTCATTTTCGCGTCCTCTTCCGGCCCGTCCAACTTCAGCATCGTCGGTCCGTTCTTCATCACTTCCTGCTGCCAGTTCGCCAGCACGTGCCGCACCGGTTCACTGTCCAGCGCATGGATCATTTCCTGCAGGATCTCGCACTTTTTCCGCTGCTCCGCAAACAGATCTTCCATGCCCTGCATCGGCACCCGCATGTCATACCCTTCGCTGGTCAGTTTCCACAGGTCCCGCTCATACTCCAGGCATTCCATCAGCACGCTTTTCCTTGAAACCTCCGCCATGCCGTCCCAACTCCTTTATCTTTTTGGCCATGTCCATTACGGCCTTTTTGTATCCGTATTCGTATCCCTTTTCATATTCCGGTGTTTTTTCTTCTTCCAATATTTCCAGCAAAAATTTAATCTCCCATATGCTCATGCTGACCATATATGTTTGGAATCCCCTGTCCTCCATTGACTGCAGGATCAGTTCAAGGTGTTGCTTCAGATTGTCTTTTGCACTCATTTTGACCCTCCCGCATACGTCCATTCGATATGCTGGTTTGCCATCGGATAGCAAACATCCCACTGCGGTTTCTCCGCTTCGCATGCCTGCGAGATCATCCCTGCCAGGAAGATCAGCGCGATCACCACGATCGCTAAAATGTACCTTCTCTTTTCTTCGTGCTTTGTGGTATACTTCATTTGATGAAAACCTCCTAACTGGTCGTTTTTGTTGACATGGATCGCTGATGCTGCAACATCAGCGATTCTTTTTGTTCTTCCGCCGTTCGATCGTTTCGTCCAGTCCGCCGCTGATGATCGCGCCCACCAGCACGCCGATGATGAACCCCAGCGCCATAAACCCGAAAACGATCAGCGCAATTTTTGTCGTCGTCATGCTTCATCCTCCCATCTCATGTGCAGCCAACTTTGGTAGTGTTCGCACCGTTTCCATTCCTGTTCGCAGAACAGTTTCCGCTGCGTTTCGCACCGTTTTGTGTTGCTGTACCGTATCTCCACCGTTTCACTGTCCGGCACATGACTTTCGCAGCGGATCGTGCTGGCAGTGAATGCCTTGAACAGTGGGCAAAGGATCGCTTCGCCTTCCGTGTTCCCGCATTCTTTCCTGCTCATCCTCTGTCTCCATTCTCAGCGTCCTTTACACTGCCTGTAGTTTCCCGCCGCGTCTGCGGGCCATCTTTCCCTTTGTCCTGGTGATCATCACGATCTTGTTGCTCAGCCAGGCTTCCACTCCGCTTTCCGGCACCCGCAGCATCCTGTTCTTCCCGCTGCCGATATCCACGCAGCCCGGCATCTCCGCCATCCGTTCCCGCGCTGCCTGGATACTGATATCCATCAGTTTCGATATCGCCGTCGGACTCAGCATCTTCTCCACGTCCTTCCCTCCTTTCCGCTCCGTTCATGTCCAGCATCCACTGCGCCGTTGTCGCCGTTTCCTTGTCCCTGAAACACAGCAGTGCTTTCCACGGTTGTTTTCCGTTCACCAGGATCTCTTCGATCCCGTCGTATTCGCTCGCATCTTCCAGCATCCTCAGAAACTGCTGCTGTGCTTCAGGATTCCCGGGTTCGCAGCCTACAATGAAGCAGTACATCCTTAAGCCCCTTTCAGTTCCTGGATCAGTTCGTCCATGCTCACCTGGCTTGTGCCGATCACATGACGTCCTCCGCCGCTTTCCTTCAGCAGCAGTCCTTCCACCTTGTCCAGTTCAATGTCGCCCTTCGCGCCGATCTTCATATTGATCTTCGGTTCAAACGCCGGCATGTACAGGATCTCCCCGTCCTGGTTCACGTGTTCGTCCATCCGGATCTTGATCTTCACCGTCAGCGTCCCTTCCCGCATGTTCTTTGCGATCAGGTTCCGCATCATCGCGTTGATCGTCATGTCAAACTTTTCCCGCAGATCGTCAAAGATCTCGCTTTCAATATTCAGTTCCTGCGGTTTCATCTGTCCCTCGTCCTTTCGCTTTTGTTTTTCTTCCTGAACTCGTCCGCCGCCGGGCAGGTCACGAAATGCGACCTGTACCCGATCGCCGCCTGTCCGTCCCCGATCCCCGGCTCCCGCCCGCGCTTGAGCTCCCCGTCCGGCATCACATAGGTGTTCGGTCCGCCCACCGGGATGAAGTACATGCTTTCCGGATCCACCGGTATGCTTTTCCCCTTCACCGTCTTGATGAAGCAGATCTCTTTCCCGCATCCGCGGCATTTCGTTGTCCTGCTCAGCATCTTTATGCTCATGCCTCCTTTGTGGAAAAATCAAATTCAATCTGTTCCGTTAGTGTTTCAGGTCTCCACTCGACGCCGATATAGTCCAGCACCTCTCCCCATCCCATGTCGATCATCCAGAAATGCCACTCTTTCGGGTTTTGTTTATATAGCTTGTCGAATCTGTGAGGTCTCTTTTCTAGCTGGATCCCGAAACCGCACATACTGCATCCGGTTCTCTGCGCTCCTGTCGTCCGCAGCGTTCCGTCCATGTCCCTCACTATCTCTCCGTATATTTCCGGAATCGGTGCCTTTATGTCGATTGCCAGCTGCAGCAAGTCCTGCCGCATGAATATCGCAAACGGTGCGCTCCTGATCGTGCTCTCCCCGAAATAGTTACATCCGTTCATCATCAGGCTTTTACTTCTTCGTCCGCCCTCGCTTGCCATCAGTCCCAGAAATGGCACGCTGTTGTGTGCTTTCGCCCAGTCGTCGCACGGTTTTTCCTTCAGGTAATAACAGCATCTGTCACTCACCAGGAAAGGCGCTTTTGCATATCCTTTTGCCGCGCCCTCCGGATCAGCCCCTCCGAATTTCTCCAGCCATCTTTTGCTCAGTTGCATCCTCGTCCCGGTTCTGTTTCCGCCATACTCTCCTGTTTCCCCGGTTATGATTGCATGTCTCACTGTTGCGCTTTCTGGTGTCTGCTTCTGCAGCAGCGCGATCTTCCCCGCGATTTCCTTGCTCAGCACTGGATAACCGAACTCTTTGATCACTTTTACCTTTGGCTTAATCGGATGAACAATCTCCACACCCAGCTGCTTATGAACTTTTTGAATACTTTTGTCTTCCAGTGAAGACACCGAAATCGCTGGTACATCAATATGGATAGATCTGAGGAAACAAAGCAGCGTTATGCTGTCCAGACCTCCTACGCTCACATGTGTGTTTAATTCCCGCTTGTCACATTCTCGGATAAACTCCTCCGCCCGGATCCTGGCGTATGCTTTCTTAAATTCATATCCTTGTTTCTGCTTCACCATGAAGTCCGCGATCTTTTTATCCGTTTGCAGCCGCTCGTGTCGCTGCAGCACATTTTCCTTCATGCTGCTGCTCCCTCCTCACAGAAAACTTATCTGAACGCCTTCACCCAAATACTTGTGTCCGTTCCATGCTTCTTCCGCCTGGCTCGGCATGCCGTAATAGTCTGTCTGCTTTCCGCAAACATCGCATTTGTAATAGGCATCGTGATATTTATCGTTCGTGTTTCTCGTCTGAAACCTCGGATAAACACCGCAGCATTTTTCACACCGCGTCCCGAACCACCAGCCTAATTTTTCTTTCCCGTAGATCAGTTCCAGCCGCTGCTGTTCTTCGATCGCTTCCTGCTGCGTCATATTTCTTTCCCTCCATTTATTCGCATTTTATGCGACTGTTTCGGGATAAAAAATACTGGTGAACTCCTGCTTGTTCATTTGCGTAAGGTTTTTGATTATCTCAATCGTCCCTACGTTCATTTTCTCAGGGTTCGCCAGCCATCTATATACTGTTGATTCTGTTACTCCTGCTGCTTCTGCAAGCATAGGCACACTTATATCATGAATAATAAGTGACTTTCGTAATTCTTTCTTATTTATCATTTTTCTGCTCCTTTCTTGTTGCATGTTCTGCGACACCATCATAATAATTTTTGTTGTCGCATTTGTCAATAGTAAATTTGCATTTTGTGCGAAATTATGTATAATGGTCGTGGAGGTGATGCGTATGACGATCGCCGACCGTATTCGGAACCGTCGTCTTGAGCTCGGTTTGTCTGTTGACGACCTTGCCAAATTGCTTAACAAAAACCGCGCTACTGTTTATCGTTATGAAAGCAACTATATCCAGTCATATAAACCTGATGTTTTGGCTGCATTAGCAAAAGCTCTTAATACAGTCCCATCGTATTTTTATGGTTACGATGATCTTCCGCCGGATGATCCTGTTAATGATCAGCCCGTTACGTCTGAAGCGCGCATCCTGGCCAAAGGTATTGACCGGCTGCCGCAGGCGGAACGCGAGCAGGCGCTGGCTGTTGTCCGCGCCATGTTCAATCGGTACGCTGAATATTTTGACAAGGAGGAACCGGATCCGGATGATCATCCCTGATTATAATGCCGCCGCCCGGAAAGCTGAGGAAACCTATGCCCGTTATTCCGTCGGTTCTTTTCCGGCCGATCCGCTGCGGATCCTCCGCCGGCTGCCCCGCGTGCTGCTCATATCCTGTGACGCGCCTGTTGATCAGGATGCTTTCACCTGCGTCCAGCGCCGCAATGGGCATTTGTGCTATATCATTTATTATAACCCTGATCTGCCGCATTACGCCCTGCGTTCCGCCCTGGCTCATCAGTTGGCCCATGTGATCCTGCAGCACGACGGCACCGTCCCGGAATCTGTTTGGACAGAAGAAGCAAACTGTTTCGCTTATCATTTCCTCTGCTATCGGCCACCGGTCCGGATCGTTGTCAATTTCCGTCCGATCCGCAGCACTTTATCGTCCTCTTTCAAAGACACTCAGACTTTTGATAGCATGGACGCTTTGAAAGCGTTTGTCGCGGAAACCCACACCAAACTGCAAAGGTTTATCGGAAAAGCGGATGCCTTGTTTCATCCCTCAGACGTTGAGATCCGTTCCCTGGATGAAAAGGACATTTATGGCGGATGGAAAAACTATTCCTCCGTTGTCGTCGCCGGCCGCCCTGTTGGTTACTGTGGAGAATAAGGAGTGATTTTATGTATTCCACGAAAGAAAAAGCCCTTGAAGCGCTGAAACACTGTATTAATCTTGGCGATCCTTTTAATAATAATAATTGCGGCGCTGGCTGCCCGTTATGGAACCAGTGCACCGGCCAAGATCTTGACGTCATTCTCTCTGATCTTTATGAAGTTATGCTTGACATTGGTTTTCCCGCCGAACGTACTCAGAAGATTTATGACGCCGTTACTCGCTGCCGCTGCATTGATATGTGCGATGGCTGCCCTTACTTTTCACGTTGCGAAGGTACGGATCAGACTTATCTTTTTCAGGATATTTATGACCTTCTGAATGAAAGCGGCGTATACGAAAAATAGTTTCTTTCCTTTTCTGATTTATAAGGAGATTCTGAATAATGCCTAAAACCAAACCTCCCCGCGCTGATGGCCGCTATCAGGCTAAATATCATGGCCGGTATTTTTATGCTGATAACCCTGATGAAGCAAAGCGCCTGCGGGATGAATATAAATATCAGTGTGAGCATGGTATTGACCAGATCCGGAACATCACTGTGGCCGATTACGCTGAACAATGGTTGCCTGTTGCTAAGGCTGCCGTATCGGATAAATGCTATAACGATTACGCCAAACAGATTGAAGCGCTTACCTCTGTCTGTGGGGATAAATACATGAATGCCGTCCTGCCCCTGGATATCAAAAAGGTATGGTCGCATTATATCGGTTATTCTGCGTCCACCATTCACCGCGCCCGGATGCTGTATCGCGCCCTTTTCGCATCAGGGATCGAAAACGGATACTGCCGGTCCAATCCTGTTGACAAGGAAGATGCTCAACCGCACAAAGGCACTGCCGGCACACATCGCGCCATTGAACCATGGGAGCGGAAAATCATCGAAACCTTTCCCCACCGCATGCAGGCCGGCGCCATGCTGATGCTGTATGCCGGCCTTCGTCGCGGGGAAATGCTCGCTTTCACTGGTGCTGATGTGAAGAATAAGCAGATCTGTGTTAACCAGTCCGTCCGCTTTGAAAATAACCAGCCTTCTTTTGTCGATCCGAAAACTGACGCCGGCACCCGTCAGATCCCGATCTTTAATAAGCTGGATCCATATGTCAAAGATCTGTCCGGTTATATCCTGCCAAACAAAAAAGGGAAAGCCTGCAGCGAAACGGAATTTCGCAATGCCTGGAACGACTGGAAGAACTCCATTGAATTGATGCTGAATAACTGCACACAAAAGCGCTGGTACTTCCTTGATAAATCCTACCGTGACCGCGATCCGCGCCGGTATGATCAGATCCAGCAGTTGCTCGCAAAAGGAAAGAAAAATGAAGCGGATGCCCTCCGCTTCATGGACTGGAAACAATGGACCGTCCGCCCGCATGATCTTCGTCACAGTTTTTGTGTCATGCTGCGCGACGCCGGCGTCGATATGAAACTGGCCATCCGTTGGATGGGTCACGCTGATGAAAAGATGATCCTCCGCATTTATGATCACATTACAGATCTGCGTATTCAGTCCGCAGTAAAAAGCATAAACGCCTTTAACAATCCTCAGCGGGCGTCAAACGGGCGTCAGCAGACTGCTCGCAAAAGCCGCAATGCCATATAATACCTGCATACTAAGGTGTTTATTTATCAGCCTCCGACTCTGAAGGTCACAGGTTCGAATCCTGCCGGGCATACGATCCCTGAACCCTTTGATATCAAAGCGTTCAGGGATTTTTCTTTGCCTAATTTTACTGGTAAAAAAGTGTCATAAAACCCATAAAAACGCTTAAAAAATGTAAAAACGGGCGTCAAACGGGCGTCAGATACCGCAAAGAAAGATGGTGCATTTCTGCACCATCTTTTTATCTGCGGTCCATCATCTCAGGATATCCGTGATAAGGGTCATAACCATAACTGCCGCCGTCCCTGCTCATGTACCGGCCGGTCGTCCGGCTGCGGCCGCGGGCATAAGATCCGCCGTCGTATTCGCTGGCGCCGTTCATTGCTTCATAGGCAGCAATGCTTTTCATTGCGTGCGCCATCTTGTCGATGTTTTCCAGGTCCTGGTTGTTCATCTGCACGTTCCCTTTGGAATATTTTTCGTCCAGCCGGTCCAGTTCCCTGTGGATCGCTTCGCAAATGCCATCGTACATTGTCCAGCCCTCCTTATGCCACTGCCGGCGTCGTTGTCGTCAGCGCGGCCAGGATCGTCGCGGTCTGCTGTGTCTGGCTCGCCGCGAGGTTCGCCATGTTCAGGCTGTTCTGCAGTTCAAGGATCTTCTCATCCTTCCGGTTGATATCGTCCTGGCACATTTTGTCCAGGATCGCCTGCGTCTGCTGCTGGATCGCCAGCCGCGTCGCTGCGCCTTCGTTCTGCACAATGTTCTGCGTCTGGCAGGTCGCCAGCCGGTTGTCGCAGCAGCACTGGCTCAGTTGATTGCTCAGTCCGAACATTTGCTGCATGTTGGCCATCTGCCGGGCATTTTCCCCGATCTCCGCCTGCGCAAAACCGTTGCTGATCGCCGCGTTTACATTCGCAAATCCGCCGCACAGCGCAGTCTGCATGTTACTGAAACCGGACGTCAGTGTGTTCTGGATGCCGCTCACACCGGTCATGACCGCACTCTGGTCAAACCCGCGCTGCACGTCCGCGTTCACAAAACCGGCGCCGTTGCCGCCGAATCCGCCGAAACCGTTCCCCCATCCGCCGCCAAGACAAAGCAGCAGCAGGATGATCCACCAGCCGGATCCGCCGAAATCACCCATCCCGCCGTTATAGTTGGCCGGCGCTACGGGCATGTACATCTGAGTACCGTTACTTTCCATTGTTTTTCTCCTTTTCATTTTTTTATTTTCATCAGCCGCGCGCCTGCTGAATCAAATCACCGTATCCCCATCTGTTGCATCATCGGCATGATCCGCTGCAGCGCAGGTCCGCCCACCTGTCCGGATCTGATCAAATGCTGCACCATCGCCTGCGGGTTCCCCATCAGGTTGTCCGGGATATTGAAACCGGCCTTCTGCGCCATTCCCCGCGGATCGCTTTGCAACTGCCGCAGCATGTCCTGCATGTTCGCCTGCCCGCCGTTCAGTCTGTCAAAAATGCTCATTCTTCCGGTTCCTCCTTTTTCGTTGTCCGCTTCGGTGCTTTCAGCGCTTCGATCGCTGCCGCCAGTTCCGCTTTGGTCACATATTCCGGTTCCGGCGCTGCCGGCGCCGGTACCCTCCGGTCGAAAATGTCCATGCTCACCTGTCCGTTCATGCTCACGCTTTTCACAAACACTGTCCGGTCGTCCGGCGTAAACAGGATCTTTGAACATCCCGCTGCCACATATGCATTGACCGCTTCCTGCTCGCTGTTCACCTGGCCGATATCTGTTTTCGGTTGCTGATAGTTCATCATATAAGGGAAAGTGTTCATCATGTTGCTGTTAAACATCATCTGATCCTCCAGTAATAGGTCACTGTTTCGTCCCCACTGTCCCAGTTGTCAAAATAGTTTCCCGCAATAACTGCAACCGCATGCGTCCCGGTTCCGATAATGTATGTCCCTTCCGGCATCCGGCTTGCAAACGCCCGCACCGTCATGCACTTTGGGCAGCTTTCCGGCGGCAGGAAAGGTTCAAACCCCATTTCCTGCAGGTACATTCCCCACACCGCATTGCTGGATGGCATGTCGCACATCCTCCGCCCCTGCCGGCACAGGTCTTCATACACCCGTCCCCAACTCTGTTCCGTTGCGATTGCGATTGCCCGCACCACACAGTCGTTCGCTGCCTTGCCTAACGGGTTAGGGTTTGCTTTCACCCACATGCGCCCATCCTCCGCCGTTTCTTTGCTTATATTTTTGCAATAAAAAAGACCGTCTGCCAGTTCGCAAACGGTTTAATAAAAATGTGTTTTCAGTTCAGTTTCGGTTCTTTCGCGGGTCAGAATCAGGAAGGTATCTGTATATGTATGAACACCGGTTGATCGTCCGTTTCACTGTCGATACATCCACACCGCATTCCTCCGCGATCCTTTCCAGCGATCCCGGGTGATTCGTCAGGTATATGGCCATGACTTCCCGGTCCTTGCGTTTGTGGATATATTCGTCCAGCGCTTCAAGGATCTGCGTTTTGCTCTCCATGTTCAACCCCAACTGTGTACATGCTTTTGATCGTTTCCTGCCACATCTGTTCCCGCTTCGTCTGGTTTGTGGCAAACACGATCACCACCAGCACCATCGTAATGCAAACACACACCAGGGCGATCAGCATCCGCCGATTAGCCCAGTTGTAATGCATCATCGTGTTCTGCACGTCAAAAAATGGCACGCACTTGTCGTTGTCATTGCAGTTCCGGCACTTGTCGTCCATTTACTGTTCCTCCGCTTCCCGTTCCAGTTCGTTCACCTTGTTATAGTTCATCGTGCTGATGCCCAAGATCGCGCCCAGGAACGCGTCAACCGCTGTGATCGTTCCCACGATCTGCTCCGCCAACGGGAAATCCCAGATCTGCGCCAGCGCAAAGTACAGCGTACCGATCGCCGGCAGAAGGATCTGCGCAATAAATTTCATAATGTCGTATGCCTTGTTGCTCAGTTTCATTTTCCTATCCTCCTTTTTATGATGCATGCAGGTCGTCCACCCGTTGCTCCAGGCGGATTACCCGGCCTTCCAGGTTGTTGTGCGCGCCGACTTTCTTTTCTAACTGCTGCAGCCGGTAATCCATCAGAGCTGTCTGCTTTCTATTGGAAAAGTACACCCCCATGAAACTCAGCAGCGCCGTCACTATTGATCCAGCCAGTCCTATCCATTCCATTTTCTCCATCCCCCTTTAGTTTTCCGGTGCCATTGTCGCGCCCGGGTATTCCTTCATCAGTTTGTCCTTCTGGTCCGACGTCAAATGCTTGATCGTCACGGTGTAGGTCATGCGCTCCGGCGCATTTTCCAGCGCCCACCAGGTCGCCTGTCCCACAATGCCGTCAATCTTCAGCGCCTTCCCGTCCGGTCCGTCATGCTCCGTCTGGAATGCTTTCACTGCTTTTTCCGTGTTGCTGCCGAAATCCCCGTCAGCGCCCTGCGGTCCGCAGCTGTATCCCTTGTTGATCAGTTCCGTCTGCAGCAGTGTGACGTACTGCCCTTTGCTGCCGCGTTTCAGTGTCGGTTTCTGATCCGGTTCCGGTTCCGGCGCCGGCTGCGGATCCGGCACGCTTCCGTCATACTGCACGCCCTTCAGTTCTCCCCAGTATGTCCAGCGCTTGTCCGTGATCGGCGTTTTCACCACACCGTACTGCGCGCCCTTTGCTTCGATAACGTACCCTCCGCCGATATACAGCCCTACATGGCCATGGGATCCTTCCGTTCCTGTGAACACGGCCGTTCCCGGTTTCAGTTCCTTGCCGTCCTTCCGCTTTCCGTTCACCAGTGCGCCTTTGTTCACGCAGTATGATTTGTACATCGTGTTGCTGCCGTGATAGATTTTCCCGCCAAGTTCGTTGAACGCCCACGCGAAAAGCCCGCTGCAGTCTGTCACGATATGGCCGTACCATTTCGGACCGTACTGTATGCTTTTCTGGCAGTTCTTGTCATTCGCCTTTGCCACGTCATACTGCTTCTGCCGCGCTTCTGACCATTTCACATGCGTCATGCCGTAAATGTAGCCCCATTTTTCGTCAAGCGCCTGCTGGAACAGTTTGATCAGCGCTTCTGTTGTGATCACACATGCGTTTGCCATTTCTCATTTCCTCCCCTTTTATCCTAACAAAAAGCGGACGGTGTTTGCAGGTACACCATCCGCCTGTCCTTATTTGGTTTCCTTCTTCGGTTTCCATCCGTTGATCGTTTTGATCGCTTCTTCTTCTGTCAGGCCCGCGGCCTTGTACGCCTTGATCAGTTTCAGCCGCAGTTTGTCCTTCTCCGTTCCCGTCGCGGCCAGGTATGCTGTCTTGTACCCTGTGTCCGCCTTGCCGATCCAGTCCTTCACGGCCTTTTTGTCCATTCCGTGTTTCACCATTTCTTCCACGGTCCGCGTCATGTCGTCCTGCTTTCCGTTCTCGATCGCGCGCTTCAGCCGGTAATATTTCCCGCTGCCGGCGTCCTCCCCGGTTTCCTGCTTGTACACCGCCCGGTCCACGGTCCACCAGATCGTATCCTCGTCCTTCCCGGGATAGATCTCCTTCAGCAGTATCACCGCGTCCTTCGCGCTGATCTCGCCGGCTTTCACCTGTTCTATCACGTAATCGCTCTGTCCGTCCGCAGACGCGCCGTTGTCCATCAGGAACCTGGCTTTTTCTTCTCCCGTCAGGTCCGGATCTTTCTTTGCTTTCCCGCGCAGCGCTTCGCTCAATGCCCCTTCCGGATCCTTCGCCTTGCTGGTCAGCGTCACGTATTCCTTCATACCCGCCGCCGCGCCTGCGTTGCCGTTCTTCTCCGCTTCATAGATCCGGTCGTAATACGCCGCTGTGGACGTGTTGTAGATCTTGCTGCCCGTCAGTTCGTTCAGCGCGCCCAGCAGGTTGTCCGCCGTAAACAACTGGTTCTTCAGCTGGTATTTCAGCACGCCGCCGCTGGTCGCCCGCTTCGCATACGGCGCCTGGCTGAACATGTTGAGCATCGCCCGGGCGTCACGCAGCAAGTTCTTAAACGGTATATCCGTAATTAACTGCGCTACCACGCCCACGCTGTCCTCGATCCCGCGGTAAATATCCTCTTCCTTCCCGCTGATCAGGTTCAGCCCCTTCTTTCCGGCAGACAGGATCTTGCCGATCACGCCCATCGCGTCGTCGCTCAGCTCGCCCTTTTTCAGCAGGGTAATCATGTCGCTGTATCCCGGCAGCAGGCCCAGCGGATTGATCTCGTTGATGAAGTTATACATGAACTTATAGGCATTGTTTTCGTCCCACGTCTTTTTCTTGTCCGGGCTGCGTCCTGCGCTCATCACGCCCTTCACAAACGCCTGCCCCACCGCGCTCAAAATGTACGCTGCGCATGCCTTGATAAGTTTCGCCTTGCCGCCCTTGTCCTTCACGTTCACCACCGCGTCCGCCAGCACGTTCGCCGTCAGCGTCGGTTCCGCCATGAAGCTGGTCAGGCTTTTCACGAACCAGTGTGTGCTTCTCATGTTCGGGCTGCGAACCATCACGGAATCGTAAACCTGCGTCAACCGGATGATTTCATTAAACCGTTCCGCCACTTTCTGCAGGAACGCTTCGCTCTTCGGATCCATGTCCTTGTTCAGTTCCTGCTGTTCCAGTTTCGCCGCCGTCCACAACCGCGTCCAGGTCAGTTCGTCCATCAGTTCCGGCAGCATGGTTGATTTGTCGCTCACGAACTGGTATGCTTTCTTGCCCTTTGTCTTGTATCCTTCCGGCGTCACAAACTGCTGTCCGCTTTGGCCCAGTCCCATATCGAACTTGCCCAGCTTTTTCAGCACCGCGACGCCGCTGTACTTCCGCATTTCCTCCGCCGTTCCCCGTTTCATGTTCGTCGGGCTCATGGCTGCCGCCAGGTATTTCTGATCGATCACCATGATCGCGCGGATATAGGACAAAGGCTGCTGGAACGCGACGCTCAAACTGCCGGCCACCGCGCTCTTGCGGAAGGTACTCAGCAGTTTGTCATACGGTGTCTTTTCCACCCTGTCCGCTCCGCCGTTGATCGCCTGCTGGAAGTTCTTCAGGTAATCCAGCGCGTCCTTGCCGTATGCTTCGCCAAACGCTGCCCACAGGTTCCGCTTTGTGATGTTATCTTCTTCCCCGGTCAGCAGCTGCGTATTCATCACTTTCTGCAGGTTCTCGATCGCCGGCGCAAACGTGCTGTAATTGATCATATTCACAATATGCTTTGCCGCCGTCTGTGTAAACCCGCGGATCATCAGCGCGTTGCTGGCGTTGTTCATCAGTCGGTTGCTGAAAGACGGATGCGCACCCCTGGCGCTTTCCATGCTGCCGCCGGCGCCCTTGTCGCTCTTCACGGCCGCCACGCCGCTCCACCGTTCAAAGGGGAAGTAATACTGCTCGCTGTACTTCTTGATGCCGTACATCCGCATACTTGCTTCATTACCGATCGCGCCCATCACCCGCGTCAGGTATTCAACTACCTTGTCGGCGTATTCCTTCTGCTGCTCTGTCAGCGCGTTGCTGATCGTCGCCGCGTCCTGTTCGGTCATTCGGTATGCCCGCTGCCGGAATATTTCCTTCTGGCCGATCTTGTGCTGGTCGTTCTCCACATAGAATCCGCCGGTCGTCAGGTGGAACGTCTTATTGATGCTGCCAATCTCCGCCTGCAGCGTCTGCTCGCGTTTCCATGTCGCGTACAGCTGCATCAGCTGCTCCACGTTCAGCTGCACCGTTCCGCCCTTTTCAAGCTGGATCGTTACCTTTTTGTTCGGATCCCACGTCGCAAACCCGGTTTCCTCCGCGATCTGCGCCATCGCGTCCTGAGCGTCCTGGAACAGCAGGCCCGCCCGGTTCTCCGCGTTGTGATAATCGCCGTAAATGAAACTCATCGTCCCGTTGTGCAGGTTCTTGATGAAGTATTCCGGCGTCGTGTTCCCGCTGATCAAGAAAGCCCTTACGTTTGCCGCCTGTGCGCCGAACCAGCGGTTTCCCTTGAACCGGCTCAGTCCCATATCGTCGTACATTTCCATCGCCAGTTCGTCCACGTACATTCTCCGGCCGTTGATCTCCGCCATCTGCTGCGCCCGGATCACCTGATAGATCTCCGTCACGGCCTTCTGCACTCTTTCCAGCGCCGCTTTCCGGTCCATCAGGGAAACGTTCCCCTGGCCGTCCGCGTTTGCGTATTCCAGCAGTCCGCTTTCGATTGCCGCCAGGTCAGCCCATACCCGGTCATGGATCTCATAATCCGCGTTCTCACCTTCGCCGCGGATCAGCCAGGCCAGATCGCTGTCCTTAAACGCTCCGTCCCGGGCGTCCAGGATATTCAGCGTCTTGATGATCCCTTCCAGCCCGGCCCTGCTGCCAAACGTTACCATGCGGAAATTCATGTCGTGCGTTGCGATCATCCTGATCAGCTGCCGCGCCAGCGGTTTCGCCTGCTCCGGAATATTCTTCAGGTCCGTTTCCTTTGTCAGCAGGTTTGCCAGCCGCTTCACGTTCGTCGTGATCTTCTGCCGCAGTACCAGGTTCTCCTGCGCCAGCGTCCGCGCCTGCTTGTCCTTCTTCATTTTTTCCTTGAACTGTTCCTGCTGATCGATCAGCCGCTTCGTGTTCTCGCTCCGCAGCTGCTCGATCAGCTGCTTGCGCACCTTCGTCCGCTCGTTTTCCGCCGCAACCTTCGCCGTCTTGCTGTAATACTCGATCGCGTTGTTCATGTCCATACTCAAACTGCTGGTATGCGCCGCCGCTTTCTGTCCAGCTGCCACCACGTCGTCCAGCTGCTTTTCCAGCTTTTCCATGTCCTCCGCGGTCTTTTCGGTTTTCTGGCTCAATGCCTTGATCTGCTGCATCAGGCTTGTGATCTGTTTCCGCGCCGCCGCGTCGCCGGTTATGTACGTCGTCACGTTCTGCGCCGCGCTGCGCACGAACAGCGCCAGTTCGTCAAAGTTTGCGCCGTACTGCTCCGCGCCCCTGCTGCTGCTCAATTCATTCGCAACATAGTCAACGATCGTCCGGATCGCGTCGCTTTCGCTCAGGTTATTCACTTCCGGCAGCGCGCTGTTGTTCTCCCGCAGTTCTTCCCACGTCTGCACGAACCGGCCTTTTTCCGCCGTTTTCAGCGTAATGCCGCTGCCCTTCAGCGCAGAGCGCAGTTCCTTCAGCGTCATATGCTCCGCTTTCAGTTCGTTCACTAAATGCTGCCCAATTACCAGCGTCGTCCCCCGGATATATTCCAGGTTGTCGCTGCGGATCCCGCGCATCTTGTCCAGCAAATCCTGCGTCAGCGTTTCAATGTCGCTGGTCACGTCCTGCTTCGCTGCCATCTTCACGCTGATCTCCGCCAGCCGGTCCTGGATCTCCGCCTTGTTCATGCTGCTGTTGAACTGTTTTCGCAGCATCGCGGCCATATCAGCAAGGCTGCTCTTACCCAGGAAACTTTTCATCATCTGCACGCTCTGGTCCTGCGCCAGTTTCAGCAGTTCCGCCCGGTCCTGCTTCATCTGTTCCTGCGCCGCCTGCACCTGCTTCAGCATGTCCTCCACGGTCTGCCGAACCTGTTCCTGCGTTTTCCCCGCGATGAAGTCACGGTGGACCATGTTGAACTGGTACATCTTCTTCGCGTATCCTTCATTACTGGTAATCTGGAACAGTTCATCCTCATATTCGGCCATCTTCTGCTGCGCTTTTGCCTGCTTCTTATACAGTTCGGCCAGGTCGTCCCGCTCCGCTGTCGTCAGTCTGTCAGCGTGCTGTTCCAGCGCCTTGATCTTCCGCTGGTATTCCATCTGCCTGTGCAGGTTCAGGTTCATCCTGATCTTCAGGTCCTTGTACGCCTGCACCAGCTGCCTCTCGTCCTCCGTCTGTACGGTGCTGGCCGTCGCGTTCATCATCCACTGGTTCACGTCTGCCTGTTCTTCGGAGAAGGTGGAGAAACGATACCGATCATCGTTTTCATCATAATTACCGTTATTATCTGTTGCGCTTTTGATCTGTCCAGGATAGAAAGCGATATATTCGTCATATGTCTGCACGCCGTCATATCCCTGCCTGATCAGATCTTCCCTTGCTTTTCTGCCTGCTTCGTTCTGTCCCTTGTACTTGTTCAGCGTCTTGTATGCCAGTTCTTCCGGCGCCGGGTTCTGTATGCTCAGGTAATACGCGCCCACTTTGCTTCCGTATCCGCCCGCTTCGATTTCCCACGGCGAGAAGAACATGCCCTGTATGTCCATATTGATCCTGCTCCTTGAAGGATCAAAGGCGTCAAAATCTTCTTCCGTTCCATGGTATACGATCAGCGGCCTGCCGTCTTCGTCAACAACCTTGCTGTTTTTGAACCAGTTCCTGAAGTTTTCACTGTCTGTATCTGCCGGTTCAATATCTGCCATACTGTATTTTACACCTGGATTATTGATGTCTAAGCGCTTGCTCAGCGGAATCAATTTCCCTTTTTTGTCATATGTTACTGTCAGACTCTTCAGACCCTTGACCACGTTTCCTCTTGTCGTCTTAGCATACGCCAGTGTGATTCCTCTTCCGATTGCATCATGCGCCGCCTGTGCTGTTACACCTTTTCCGACCACGTTATCGACAAATACCGGCATCATATCTTCCGGTATTTCCTCAATCTGGCGGAAACCCATATCTTCAACCTGTACGCCTTCTTTATCAATTGACTTCGCTTTATATCTGCTTTCCCGTTCATTGCTGTCCAGCGCTACAATCACAGGCCTGCCCGTTGCTTCGCTCAGGGCTTGAGCCAGTACATATGTATCAGTTTCTGTCGTTACCGTTCCTGTGCTCGGCGGCATCGGAACAAGCGCCGCATTGTCCGGTACCATTGGAGCCATGTCCTCAACGGCCTGTGCGATCGCTGGCCCGTATTTTTCTTTGATTTGTTTTGCAATTTCCTGATGATTTTTTACTTTTCCTTGCACATATCCATGTGGAGCCCTGTACGGGATAATCCCCTCTGTCTGTGACAGTTTATCCATCAGCATTTGCTCGGCCTTTGTCCAGTTTTTATCCATCACCGCCTGCTCATATTCTTCATCCATCTGCGCGGTGGAATACCGGAACCAGTTATCGCTGTTGCTGTATGTGTCGATCAGTTCCTGCCGGTGTTCCTGGTTCACCGGAATTAGATTTTCAAGTGTTGCTGAACGCAATTTAGAACCCTTATTTTTAACGTTCAGTGTTTTGATCGTTTCGTCTTTTACGTCTGTTATCCCGTCTGTTACAACAAGGATCGCAGCCTTTTGTACGCCAGCTTTCGCCAGTGCGTCCATCCTGTGCCGTCCCTGATGGTCAACAATCATGCCGTCCGCCATATCAACGACGATATACGGTGTCTGCTCGTTGTTCCTCAGTTCGCTGCCATTCAGCGGTCTGTTCTCATTTTCAATCTGTTCCGGATTGACAGTATTCATTTCGACAAATTCCTGCGGATTGATATATGCCATAAACGCTTTGCGCCCGCTGTTATTGTTTTCCGGGCTAAAACGTTCAATTTCCCTGTCAATCCGTTCCTCTGTCATGTTCAGGTTGTATGCGGTTATTGGATTCCCTTTTGCTACTCTTTCTCTTTCTGCTTTATTTTTTATATATTCTCCCTGGTACACCAACCCATTTCGTTTTCCCTCTAATTGATCATTTCTCAGAAATTGAGCCGGTATCATTGTTAGCAGACTTTCATCGTCTTTGTTGACATTTTGTATAATATCTTCTATACTTATTGTGTAAGACGCTGGAGTTACGAAACTGCTTTTTTGCGGAGTTGTAGCTACGATGGCGTCTTTTATTGTTGCTACAATATATAGTTTTCTGTGTGTTTTGTCTGATTTGATTTCCTTCAAATCAAATTTAACTGGTATGATTTTTCCATTGTAGCTAAAAGCACCCAGCAATTCAGCGTATGTCTCTAAATCAGAATCATCATTTATAACATATTGGTATCTATCCCCTTGTATATCCATTGGTACCGCATTCATAAATGTATCTTCAAATACAGGTATCAGGGCCGCAAAATTATCATAATCTCTTGTCTTTTTTGTTATGTTGTTTTCTTCCTGATGATGTATGCTTAACTTCAGGTTTCTTGTTGAAAATATCATTTTTTCATTTTTAATATGATTATTTGTTAATACTTTATTTATCACTCCATATTTATTTGCTAATGCTCTCAGCTTATCAAATCCTTCCTGCTGTCTTATGTTATTATAATTATATAGTTCGCTTAAACTTATCAGTTTACTTGAATCATGTATGTGTATAGTTGTTCCTTTAATTATATTATATCTTTCCTGATCATTCATTCCCATTTGCAGCGTTTTCCCGTTTATTTCAACATTCGCTGTCGAATACCGAATATCCGCATCTTCGCTGAACCTTTCCGTCGGTTTGATCACTTCTCCCTGATCGTCATATGTTACTAAATCCGCGCTCTTGACGTCGTTCTGGTTGAAGAAAATGCCGTAATCGGTCGTCACGCCGCCGGCGTCCAGCACGTTGTTAATGCGCACGCTGTCATACCCGTTGTCCATCGCCCATTTTGCGATCATCCGGGTGTTGAAAACGTCCGTATTCATGTCTGTGTTGATTTGCTCGCCGGTAATATGGATTTCTGTACTCTTGTTGTTGTGCGCATCCAGCACAAACTGCTTGCCCGGCCGGGTGTACAGCTGATAGGTCCCGTTCATCTGCCCGGCGCGCTTCGCCGTCATGCGGATCTCCTGCATCATCTCCCGTCGGTTGTATTCCATTGTGCGGTTTTTCTGTTCATCGCTTTCAAACCAGCTGATCCGGTATTTGCCGTTACTCAGCAGTTCAATGCTGTTCACCTTGTCCCCGCGCCGGTCTGTGATCCATTTCTGCGCTTCTTCCAGAAGTTGCATCGGCGTCATTTTCTGCAGGTCGCCCAGCGCCCGCTCGCTGATGTTCCGCACGTTCCCGCGCAGGCTGTAATGCTTCGCCGCGTTTTCTCCGAACGCTACAAAGATGGCGTTCCTGCCCCTGCCCAGGTCGAACTCCGTAAACCCGAAATCAGGCGTTCCGTGATACGCCAGTTCCGTAATATACCCGTACCGCTGCGCAATTTCGTCCAGGATCGCCCGCATCGCCGCGTTGTTGTTTGCGGCCATCGCGTCCATGTAAAACTCGTCCGCCTGCGCGCTGCTCAACTTCGCCAGTTCTTTTTCGCTGATCTCCCCGTTGTATTTCCTATACAGCGATTCGGCCTTCTTCATCGCCTTTTCGTTTACCTTCGGCCCGGTGATCGCTTCGTCCCACGCAAGGTTATACAGTTTTGCGATCTCTTTCATCTGCCTGCCCAGCAGGTTCTTGCTGTACTGGCTCATGCTCTGCTGCTGGTCGCCCCGCATGAAGTTCTTCACCTTCGTCAGCAGGTCCTTCGCAAAACTCCGCAGCCCCTTATACAGCTTTTCGTTTGTTTCCTGGATATGCTTTACTACTTCTTCATTGTTGAAGATATTGTCGCAGCTGTCCGCCACGATCTCGCTGATCGCCTTGTCCAGCGTCAGGTTCTTGCTGCGCATCATATCTTCGATCTTCTGCTGCAGCCCCTTCTCGCCCAGCACCTTCCGCTGCTCGCCCATCACATAGCGCACAAGGTTGTCGTACCCTTCCATGCTGTGATCCTGCAGGTAATGGACCGTTTCATGTCCCAGCGTAATACCCCAGATATGCCGCTGTCCGTTTGCGTCTTTTCCTTCGATATTGACGCGGATCCCGTTTTTCGTTTCGTAACCGTAGATCTTGTGCGGTTCGTTTTTGAACGGCCGCGTTTCAGCGTCCAGTTCCGTCACGATTCCCGCGTTGTCTGTGATCCCCAGTTCCATGCCGTACGCTTTGCCGAACGCCGCCATATCCCGCACGTACTGCCGGTCTGCTTCAGGCAGTTCCGCGATCGCCTTTTCAAAGGCGTCCGTTCCGTCGTCGTATACCGCGTTCTTGTACGTTACGCGCCCTTCGCCCGGTTTCAGCGCCTTGCTGCCCTTCAGGTCCCGCTGCCGCAGCACCATATATTCCGCCTGCGCCGCGTGATACAGTTCCTCCGCCACGTCCGCCGGCAGCTGCGTCTGCGGCAGTTCAGACAGCGTAAACGCCGCGATCCGGATGCTCCTGCCGTCCTTCATCAGCGTTTCCGGTTTGTTCTGTATCCGGTTGTCGTCCATCATGGCCAGCATCCGGTTCGTATACATCGGGCTGTAAAAGTTCGGATCGCTGCTCTGCAGGAAAACGATCCCTGCCGTCCCGGGCGTGATCGCCCGCACTTCCGACGGACGCAAAAGCACCGTTTTTGCCGGGCTGTCCTTCTGTTTGTCGATCTGCACCTGATAGAACAGTCCGCTCTCTTCCTCATTTGTTTCAGGGTTTACTCTTGTCCCTTCGATCAGGTTCCCCAGCGTCGCCCGCTTTCCGTCATACACGATCCGCCGGCCGCCGGTCTTTTCTTCTCCCTCCGCGTCCTTCCATTCTTCTTCCGTCGCCAGCTGGATCTTCCCGGCCGCTTCGCTTACCTGCGCTTCAAGGATGATTCTGTCCGCTGTCGAATAGGCGCCGCGTTCCGCTTTCGTTTCCTGCTGCTGCGCCCGGTATACTTCGCCCTGCTTTTCTTCGTTGTACGTATAGTCTTTATATACGTTATACAGGTCATAGTTCCGCTGGATCGCGTCGCGTTCCTTCTGCGTCAGATTCTCCATGCCGTTGACGACAGCTTTCATCACCAGCTGCGCCGCGTCGCGCTGGTCCATCGCCTTTGTTTCCGCACCCTGCAGGTCCTTCCCGTTCAGGTCCTCATAGATCCGGTCCTCAAGCACTTTCCGCGCCTTGCTCGCCCTGCGCTCGCCCGCTTCTTCCATCATGTTCCGGGTCAGCAAGCCAATGTCGTAATTGCTTACTTTCTTTCCTTCCGCCAGCTTTTCGTTCATCTTCTGGCTCAGTTTGTATGCATAGGTATCGCTGTCCAGTTTCGCGCCCGCTGCGGCCAGCTGCTTCGCCGCGCTTTGCTCGCCGTTTACGTTCGTCCGCTGCATGCTCTTGCCTAAACGCCCGGTATCAAAATACAGCCGCGCGCCGCCGACCGTCATGCTCGGTCCTACGCTTACCAGCGCTTCCTGCGCCGCCATGCGGATCTGGTGGTTCCATTCCCGCATCGCCTGCCGCGTCGCCTGGTCAAAGTCTTTCACTTCCACCCATTGACCGTTTGCGTCCGTATATCCGCCGGCAGCGTATATGTCTTTTGCCCGTTCTTTCCATTCGTTCTTGTGGCCCAACATTTCGTTGATGTAAGGTCTGAAAATTTCACCGACGATTTCTTCACTCGGTTCGGAAATGGCCACTTTCCCCACATAGGTCAGGATATTTCTCGGGTCCGCCAGCAGCGCTTCAACTGTCGCAATTTCCGTCAGCGTTTCCACGGCCGCGTCGATCCATGCTTCAACCATGTCATACCCAAAATCGTCATGCCCTTTGGTCAGTGTGTTCTGCAGGCTGGTTTCAAACGCCTGTGTATGGAACAGCGCCAGCGTCCCTGTCTGCAGCGCGTCAATCTGCCGGATCTTCCCGCCGATATTGACGTTGATCTTTCCGTTCAGGCCCAATGCCCGCGCCAGCCCGATATTCACCGCGCTGTCGACGCCGCTCATAAAGCCCTGGTATACCCATCCCCAATCCTGCAGGTCCTCCGCTACCTGCTCGCGTATATCCGTTTTCAGCCTTGTCATGTTATATGCGCTGCTGTACGGATCCGTCTGCGCGTTCTGTTCGCCCGTCGCCCACGCGTTCAGCTGTCCCGGAAGGTTTGTAATCGCTTCAAGCGGCTGCGCAATATGCGCCACTTCCGTCATCGCGCTGGCCATCACCGGGAACCTCCGCGCCAGTTCCTGGTGTGACAGTTTTTCATAATAGTTGTACGCCTGATTCAGCATCGGCTGCATGCCCTGATAAAATGCCCACGCTTCATTTTTCTTTCCGTTGTTGTAATAAGACAGGAACACGTCCCGCTCGTCCTTGTTCATCAGGATCGCGTTTCGCGTCAGTTCGTCATATGCCGTTATGTCGCCTGTATATTCCGCGTTCGGGTTCATCGCCATATACAGTTTATCAACGTTCATCGTCTGCATGCTGTTGTAAACAGAAGGGGAAACCACCCCGTCAGGCGACGCGGCCGCCAGCGCCGTCTGCCACAACCGCATTTCGTCCTGGTCCACGTTCTGCACGTTCCATTCCGCGTTATCCTTCGGCGCGCTGATCCGTTCGTTGTAATCCTGTTCCCACTGGTTCTGCCGGTCAATCAGCCCGATTTTGTCCTCTGCAATCTGGATCCGCGCCTGCACGTTCCGCAGCTGCTTGCTCAGGTCGTTGTCCTTCGCGTACTGGATCGCCGCGTCAATCTCTTTGTCCAGTGCCGCTTTCTGCTCTTCATCCATGCCTTTTGTGCGCTGGTTGTACGTTCCCTGCCCGTTTACCGCGTCATACACAAAGCGCCGCATGTTCGCTTCGTCATATTTTCCTTCATTGATCTGGTCCGCTATCAAATGCGCCGCGTCCTGGAAGTTCCACATGTTCGCGTTCCGCATCAGCTTATCCAGCGTTTCCTGCGCCGTCGCCTTTTCCTCCGCGGTGTATCCTTCCCCGCGCAGGATCGTTTTTTCGTTTTCAATTTCCGGCGTCGAATACAGCCCGATCACTTTATCCCATTTCGGGTCAAACCGGTTTCCCTTCGTTTCATCAATCTGTTTCTGCAGCGCCTTTTCCTGCAGCTGATAATTGCCGATCGCCTGCGTATAGGCATTACGCATGTCCGCCCGGTGTCCGGTCGACCAAAGTTGCACGTCGGCGCCTTTGTCCCAGTATCCGTTTTCGCGCATTTTGTCGATGGATTCCCGCGTTATTCCCGCCGTCCTTGCGTCCAGCGCCCGCTTCATTTCCTGCGTCCGTCCGCTCAGCCAGCCCCCTTTTTCCGTCTGTCCGGTCACAATGTCCGACACTTCGCGCGCATGCTGCTGCCGCGCCCGGTTCTGCTTCACCTTCTGTGCGTCCTGCATCAGTTCGTTTTTGTCTTTGATATGGAAAAGATAATCGTTCAGCGCTTTCTGCCGTTCCCGCCTGATTACCCGGCTGTTGTCCGCCAGTACGTCCTTTCGGTCCTGGTCAAACTCAGGGCTGTTGATATATTTCTGGAACGCCACTTCCTGCTTTTTCTGTTCCAGCGGCGCTTTGCGTACAGCGTGACTATTCCGTTCCAGTATGTCCTTGATCGCCGCGTCATACTGCTGTACTGCCTGCGTCTGCGCCTTGCGCTGCTGCTTCACCCGGTCCGCCCGCCACAACCGGCTGTTGTCCACCAGCGAATCCTTCTGATCCATGGTGAACTGCGGGCTGTTGATATACTGTTTGTATGCTTCCTGCTGCCGGCGCCGTTCTTTCTGCTGTCTGCGTTGTTCTTCCTGCTGCTGTTCCACACGACGCCGATAATTATCTCTCGCCTTGAAAGCGTCATATTCTTCCGCTGTATGAACCACACCCAGTTTATGCGCATTATATTCTTTTTCAGAATGTACGATCCCCAGATCTACGCCTTTTTTCTTTTTCTTTGATGCCATAACTGCTTTTCTCCTTTAATA